ATACATATCCAGCAAAGGATCTGTTCCAGTAAGCCCAAGCTCATTGCGTTTATCGTTTGCAATGTTCCATTGCGTGTCATACCTCAGGAAGTAATCATCGATCTGCTCTTCCGTTCCCGCGAGTGCTTCTTGCTTTTCAGTCAGATCTCCTTGCCAGTCTTCGAGCATTTGATCCCAGTAGATGTCTGTGGATTCAAGCTGCCCTCCGAGCAGGCCGCGCCTTGTCTCGTATTGGCTCTTCTGGGATGCGAGATTCGCAACGAGTGTGTCGTATGATGCGCCGAAGATGCCGTCTCCTCCTCCGAGTGACAGATCGTCTCCAGCGTATCGTGCTGCACGCCGCTTTTCTTGTGCTGCGACAAGAGCCATGGATCCACCGGCTCCTCGATCCGCTGCGACAACCTCGGCGTTCGCCCAGTTCGACAGCAACCCACTCAATGTATCGCGCCCCTGTTCCATGGCAGATTTCGTCTGGGCGTCGTAGCTCGTCTGCCAGGAAGAGAGCAGACTGTCGTAGGTAGCAATCTCGGCTTCAATCTCACCCATGGCAAGGTCTTTCTCCTCGTCCCATCGATCGATCTTGTGCTCGAGCCCGCCGATCTCCTCCTCAAGGCCCGGTATGGTAGTGTTGAGCAACATATCAAAGTTTGCCTTGATGTCGCCAAGCCCGTCGATCGCATTGTTATAATCTCTTTCGAGGTCTGCCTTGTGCTCCTGCTGCTGGAGTGCAAGCTCCTGTTCTTGAATATCGAGCTTTGCTTCTTCGTTTTCGAGCATTTCTGATCCAACTATTGCAGTAGTTGCAGCGGTTGCCGTGAGTAATGCCAAGGACGCTCCGCCTGTAAATGCGGCACCTCCTACAGCAGCTACCCCAAGTGCGACCTTCCACCAATCTTGTCCCCAATCCCATGCCATGCTACACCTCCAGTATGCCGAAGCGGGTCATGACGGCGAGCAGGTTGAACGGAAGCGGCTCTGCGCTTACGATCCACAGGGTACCGTCTGCATTCGCGTATGATGGTATGTCGGCAACAACATCCCCGGTGAACAACTCGAAAGAGCTGCCCAGCTCGTACAATCCAGGTCTGAGTGGAATTATCGGTCGCATCGATGACCCGTATTCGGTGCCTACCTTGCCTCCGAGAGATTTGTATACCCTGAGCACCTGGCGTTCAGCTTGCTTCATCTTGCCTTGGCTGGTGCCGTTCGCTGGAAGCTCAGGACGCAGGAACTTTCCTCGTGCTTCCATTGGGAAGCCGATTGAGATCTTGCTGAACTCGCGGTCGTATGTGGCGACTCCTGAGCCGTCGCATGTAGTGATCGGCAGCGGAGATCCGTCTCCTATGGCATCGACCGTCTCACCTGCTAGGTGCGCAACCGTGATGGTGTTCGTCGCTGGATCGAATTCCTCTGTAACGCTGCAGTCAACGTATACAGTGTCGGTGTCGGTCTCAGGATGCGGTATTGACATGGTCTCGATGTAGATGCTTCCGCTTCTGAGCGTCGTCATCCAGATCACGTCGTCCTTGGTCTCGTCCCCAGGAAGCAGCTCCAGGCTCTTCACGAGCATGGTATTGCCGTCCGACCCCTTTCCCATTGGGTGGCGTGCCCATCCGACGACGCCTTGTGTAGGATCCAGCGTGCAGCTACACAGGGTGCCGTCCTCACACACGACCCAGATGAGCGTCTCGCGCATGCGGGCGATGACAAACTGCTTGATGCCGCTCGCGATCATATGCCCGGCATCCTGGGAGATATCCTCTTTGAGATACCCGTCGTTGTCTGCGTTATAATGGATAAGATTGAGCGACTGGCCTCCAGGCCCTGCATACACGACATAGCTGTCAGTGGCCTTCGCAGCAGTTCCATTTGATCCGCCGCTGAGGGTGATCATCATGTCGAACGTGGCCGGGGTAGGGATCACGCCGCTGTCCATCCAGATCGATGATCCTGCTCCTGCAAGCATGCGCTTTTGGTTGATGAGCCAGTTGATGCGTGAGTTATACATGTCGGTTTCTTGCAAGTAGATCGCGTGGGTAGAGAGCACCTCTCCCGTCGATGGGTCGTCGAAGTTGAAGTCGTTGAAACGGTCTGTCGCTGGGGTGGTGGAGGTATCGGGGGTGCGTGATGCGAATATCGCGTTCGGCTCGTTGTCTGTTGCAGCCAGGTACCAGCGCCCGCCCTTGAATGCCTGGCAGCTCGGATAGTTGCCCGCAGAGTCGAACGTACGGTCCCCGGTGAAGGTGATCGTAGCGAGTGTGAACGGAGGGGTTGTGCCCATGGTGATCTTCGCAGGCTGGTGAGCCGGGTGCACGATATACATGGTTCCCTTGTTCATCACGCACGACAGATCATCCAGCTGTGCTGCGGTATAGGTCGTGATGATCTCGAATGTCGAGCCGCCGCTTTCCACGAGCGCTCCCGCTTCTGTCCAGAACCTGACCTTGTTGTTGGTGAACTCTGCGATGAACCTGCCGTCGACACCTGCGTCAAACAGCGCGAGACGTGCTGCGGTAATGCCGGTGAGCTTTGCGATGTACTTTGTCCCGCTGCGTTTGATCAACGGACCTTGGCGGGAAGGGATGAAATTCTCGCATTTGGCAACAGCCGTTTGATATCTTGGACTGTCCACGCGACCTTCCATCATTGGGCTGATCTCACCGCTTGCGAAGTTGTTCTTCAGTACCGTGTAGCTGGCCACCTGTCACCTCATCTGCTTTCGTCGAACCAATCGATAGCCGTGTCTTCCTCATAGTGCGATACATTGTCCTGGTTGATCGCAAGCGAAAGCGCCTGCTGATACTCCTGGAGCAATCGGTTGCTGATGGTGTCGTTCTTGATGAGCGGTATCGACACCAAATACGCGAGCTGCCGCACGAACAGGTCCCGCGTTGCAGGGGATAGTGAATCAGGAGAGCTCGGTAGCGATGCGTACAGGATGCTGACCGATGTCGCATCAGATAGCACCTTGTCTCCCTCAAGGCTCCACTCGCATTCCTCTCCGTCGTCATCCAACGCAGTAACGCTCTTGAGCCTGGCGAAGTCCTCAGGCAACACAAACTGGTAGTCGAACCCGAAGGATGGAGCCTGGGCGAGCGGTGCGAGCTGCGCACGATTAAGGCAGTCGCGCCACGGATACACGCTCATGACCGTGTCGATAGCCTGGGGAAGTAACTGCGTGCAGTAATTCGACGCAGTGGACCCGTCGTCGAGTGAAGCGATCGCCTCGTATCCTATGCGCAAAAGCGCACGGTTGGCGATCGTCACCCACTGTGCATCAAACGACAGCGTCGCCATTATTTAGCTGCCTCTTTCTTGGATTCCACTAAAGGCTCTCCAACAATAGGCTCAAAATATTTTGCGAATCCCGACTTCTCAAAGTCCTTCATCTTCTTATCATCGATGTCGTACACATGGTTCGCATCATAGCGCTCAACATCCTTGGAATAAAAACAGTTTACCTTGCACAGTACTTTCATCGCTTGTTCTCCTTGCTTACAAATGGCACGGGGCCCGGAAGGTCTTTTGAATCCCGGACACCGTGCCTCATTTCAGTTCATTCCACCACAGCCTATGCGCCGAGCTGGATCCATGCAGACATCGCCTTCGCCGTAAAGGTGCCCGAAGACTTCGGGATCGCCCCCGCCTTGAGGTAGCGCTTGTGCGATACCGGAAGAGGGATCGCGGACATAGCGTTGATCGCAGGAGCGGTTACTTCCGCACCTCGTGCGACCTCGGTGTAGGTGTCATTATCATCGCTGTGCATGAGCACCGGGATGTATCCGTCGGCCTCTGCGAATGCAGCGTCGGCTTTGAATACGACGACCGCATTTGCCAGCCGCCCTGTGTATTGGGTGGCAGGCGTATTCATGTCCAGGACATCTGCCGAGTAAACGGTAGTATCCTTTGTGGCGAGCGCAAGTGCGCCGAAAAGCAGTTCTTTATCACGCATCTCTTATGCCTCCTTAGCTGATCGCCGATTCGGTGTCGACGATAGTCTCCCAGAACATCACAGGGATACCGACGATGCGGGCAACAGGCCCGAATCCTTCGACGTCTGAGATGCTGAAAGACATATTTGTCTTGTTGTATGCCGCAGTCTCTACGAGCGCGTGCACCGTCCGGTTTGCAAATGCGACTGCATCGCGGCCCATCTGAGGAAGTTGGTTCTTCATCTTGATGAATGTGTTAGTCGGGAACGTTTCCCCGCCGGTTTCGATATTGGCCAAGCGGAGCAAGGCCTTCTCGTTCTTGATCTCCATACCGGCTGCGATCTCGAAGTGACGGATCCACGCCCACATGGAGCCAGTTCCTGCTGGGATCGGGACCTTATGCAATCCACGGTCATCGCTGATGATGCCGGGTTGCGTTCCTGCAGGATAGCGGAAATTGAATCCACGCTCGCCGAACTCAAAGAGCCAGATTGAGGTGAGATCGGATCCGCTGCCGGTATCCTTCCAGGTATATGCACTGTCCGCAGTAGGTCTGCGGGCTGCAAGGCCTCTGAAGCCGTCCGCTGCATCGGTGCCGTACATAAGCTTGTACAGCCAATCCTGAGTGAATCCTTCAAGGTTGGCGACATCCTCTGAGTCACGAGCTTTTACAGGGTCCTTGGTGGTCTTGATGACCGTTTCGTTGATGGTCGAGTCAGCCATGTACATGGCGATCGGCTCGATCTTGACATCAGATCCTGAGCTGATGGACGGAACAGCGTCGTTCGCTTTGGTGAACGCACCGGTTCCGAGACGTGTGGCCTGGAGCCACTTGTGGAATGTCCCGTCGCTCGATGGCAGGAACGGGGCAAACTGCAACAGGTCAATTTTTTTTGCCAGCGCACCGAGGAATTCAGCACTATTGGTGTATCCTTCTCTCTTCTGCGCCTCGACGATGTTCATCGCCTGGGTTGATGTAATTACAGACATGTGTATTACCTCACAAATTTAGTTTGTATAACCAGACAGTCTGTTTCCCGCGATCAGCGCCCCGGTTCCCTGCTCGGTACCCCGTCGGCGGTTCTCCCGGTCCCATTTCCGCCCGTGATCCAGCACCTTACCGATGCTGGAGTCAGTTTCCTTCAAGGTTGCAACGTGTCGCAACCAGCTACGGGAAGGGGAGCTACTTGATACCGGCGAATCGCTTGAATTCGTCACTATACCAGTTCGCATCCTTCGCATTCGGATCGTAGTCTTTCTGCACAGGATCCGGTTGAGGATCTGGTGCAGGTTGCTGTTGCTGATTGTTGTCAGGCTCTTGCTGAGATCCGTCGATCTGCTGCAATACGTCGTCAAGAATTCCCATATTATCGTCCTCCTACCGTGTGTTTGAACGATTCGTGATAATTGTTACCGAAGGCTCCCATCGGCTTCTCTCCTTGCACACCGGGTCGTCCCTCGACGAATCCGGATCCGCTTCGGCTTTTTTCATCCTTGGCAATCGCCATAACGAAGTCTGGGTTGTAGATCAGCCCGCTGTCCTTGTAGACCTTGCCGAGCCCGGTGCGGGATATGTGCTGCTTAAACAGGTTCACAGTTTCCTGCATCGCTCCGTCACGTTCTGCCTTAACTGGGTAGGATGTCTCGAGCTTTGCAGCGAGTCGTGCATCGAAGGTCTGCGCTTGCTGCTGTTGGTGATCGACGATCGCCTTGAGCTGGTTCTGTCCTTCCTGGATGTTCTTGAGCATGCTGCCCCACATGACTTTTGCCTGCTGCTTGGTCATGCCTGCCCGCATGTAATCCTTGCGCATCTCATCTGCCAGCTTGGAGATCTCCTTGCTGGGATTCTTTCCGAGGTTCAGTTCGTAATCGGATTCCTTTTCTGGGACGCCGAGCTTTTGCATGAAAGCTTTTATATCCTCTGGCTTCGCGTCCTTGCCGGGGATCTCGATCGCCTTCTCCATGCGCTTGTTGAGAGCAACATAGTCGTCAGCAATGTCGTCAAGCTTCTGGTGCTTGTACAGGTACTTCTTGTAATCTTCGCTTTCCCGCTTCTTCGGGTTAAGCTGGCTCGCAAACTTCGGGATATCCGGTTCCTGAGGTGGAGTATCGATGCCTTCCTGTGGTTCCGTTGAAGCAGGAGATGGATCCGGCTCGGTTGATGTAGGCTCAGGGGCAGGGTCTGCAGCTGGAGTGGTCCCAGCAGCGCCTCCTGGATCTGCGTCCATCAGGTACATCAGGGTAAATAGTCGGTTGATATTAAACATTCGGCTCAGCCTCCTTCATAGCTTTTTCTACAGCATCGATATCTGCAAACGATGCCGAAGCTGCAAGGGCATTGGACAGCCTCGGAAGATTCTGCGGTGACACGATGCCGATCTGGTTAAGCAACCAGTTTGCGTGTGATATCGATTTTGCGTCGATCAGCGACGGGTCGCTGCTGAAATACCCAAGGCGATTAAGCAGTGCAAGCAGCACAGCCTCTCCCTCGGTATTGCAGAACACCTGCTGCCAGGTTCTCCTGGATTCCTTCAATTCAACGATTCTTTCTGTAGTCATTCCCTATCTCCTTCTGCCTTGCTTTATCATCTGCTCCGTGGGAGATCCCTCCTCAGGAGCTTTGGATCCTTTTGCCAACACATCAGCACTTACCTGTGCTTGTTGCATTTGTTGTTGCTGCTGCATCATCTGCATCTGCATCTGCGCACGAGCCTGACGGATCTTCTGCACGTTCTCGTCGCTCTCGATGATGCGGTGATCCACGTCATACGCTTCACCGGCTACATCCACGTATCCGTCCATCTTGAGCTTGTCGAACACTTCGGCGACCTTGGGGACCACTTGTGCCATCTGGCCGATCTGCATGATCTCCCCGAGGAACTGCCTGGTTGTTGCGAGCCCATGCGAGCGTTTCTGCATCATGGAAAGCGGGGACACATAGTCGATCTTGAGCTGCTGTGCTTGCATGCCGTTCGGTATCTGCGGAAACCGGATTCTCTTGGCTTCAGCCTCGAACACCGCCTCGAGCACCGGCTCGATGAACTCATGGCTCAATCTGCTGGTGAACGCACTCATGATCGCTGCCTTCTCGTCTTGCAGTGCAGCGACCTCGGTTGCGGTCTTGTTCTTGTTCGTGTTCTGGCTCTGCATAAGAGCAAGGAAGAAATCCACATAGTATGCGCTTTTGACCTGCTGTACGATCTCTTGCTTGGTCATCTGCGTCCAGGAGAGATCACCGGTCACCTGTACCGGAGCAAAGTCCTGGCCGGGTTCCAGGTCGGTCATGCCACTTGGTAGGAAGTTGATGCGCAGCCCGCTGGTTTTTTTGATCGGCGGTCTTCCATGAAGCTGAGATACCCGCAGCTGGTCTCCCTGGAACGATTGCAGCATCTTGATGTTCGGGATCTGCGTGAGTCCTGGAGAGTCAACTCCCCATGGGCTCTTGCACGGGTTCTTTGCCCAGCGCCATGCGAAGAATGTCTTGCGTCCGAATCGCTCTTCTTTGACAGTCTTATTCGCATCGATGTCAGCCCAATACACGGATATAAATTCTTCGTCTCCATCTACATCGAGCTCAAGTCTCCACGAAGGTCCCACGTAATGATGGAACAGGTAGCTCTCTCCTGGATCCTGCGAGTCTTTGATCTGTGGAGGAAGTTTATCTTTATCGAATTGCTCGATAGCCTCCTCTCGGGTAAGCCATAGATCGCGGAACAATGTGTCCACCACACCATGACGGTTCTCCTGGATCGCATAAGTTCCAGGGTGCAAAGTGGAGAATACGGGAACAGATCTGCTCTCGTCATACTCCATGATCATGACAGCCGTTCCGAAATCAGCTCCACACTTTACGAATGATCTGCTCTCGTCGTAGAAGTTGCTGTTGTTCAGCTGCTTGTAGATGATCCTCTCTGCTGATTGCAACCACTCCTTGAAGGATTCGTTCTCCATGAGGCGCTCATTCTCAAACTGCAGACGGAACCAGCTGATGGAACGCCCGAAGGCATATCCCTGCAGTCCATCAGCCATGATGTTGCTGCTATCGACGCCTGTGGTTTCCTGTATGTTGCGGTAGTTTGGTGCAGGCTGCGATCCTGGCTTGCCGATCGTCGCGGATGCGTAAGATGCTGCCAAGTACTGTATGATGTCGTTCCATTGCGACTGGAACACCGCGCGGTACTCCTCGAGGCTCTTCTTCAGCCGGGTGAGTTTCTCCATCTGTTCTTTGGTCACTGCCATATGTCGCTCTCCTATCGTTCTCTCAGATAAAGTCCAGCGGGTTCCAAGATGCGTCCTGCTGATCGTGCACGACGATGTCCTTCTTGTCCGATGCCCTGGAGTAGGTACTCCACCAGCACGCCATGAGATACGTGACGACCCAGTCATCATGTATGTCATCGCTCTCGTTTTCGAACTTCTTGCGGCCGGTCTTCTCGTTCACCTTGCCCTTGAATGCGAGCATCTGCCGCTTGAAGTCATCCTCATGCTGCAGGTTGGCAGCTAGGCGCAGCCTGTTCTGTTCGAGCACCAGCATCCCCGCATGCACCAGGTCCTCCTTCGGTACGTGGATCTCTTTGAGCACCTGTGCCCGGTTGAGGCGGTTTTCTCCCCGTCCCTGGCCGAACACTGCACCGAAGTCCGAATAGACCGGCTGCACCGAGGATCCCCCGGTGAATACGATCGGAAGCGGGTTCAGCCCGTCCTCCCGCATGATGTCCACCACGGCCTCCCCGACGCCCGTGCCGTCGACAAGCAGCTGTGTGTTGTGCAGCAGCTTGATCCTTCCCAGCAGCTCACGTATCACGCGCGACTGCTCGGTGTAGCGTACCGCCTGCATCTTCACCTGGTAAACCAGATCGAGGAAGGAGATGATCTGATCCGGCCTGCCAAGCTCCTCAGGGTGGTGCAGTACGCTCTGGCTGCTCTTGTAGAGCTGTATGGTCGTGTAGTCGCGCTTCTTGGCTATGTCGACTGCGCAGATGTACTCCTTGCCTGGTGCTATGCCTATCATGCGAGCATCTCCTCAAGTCCAGTGATCGGGGCGGTGCCGAAGTCCATCAGATCCGAGTCTATCCCGGCGATACGGTTGTCACGGCCGAATGCACGGTCGAGATCCTCGTAACTGAAAACCATGTCCTCTTGCTCCACGAACTCGCAGCAGTACTCCTGTCGATACTGCATCATCCCCATCTTCTCAAGGTTCAAAAGCTGTTCGTTGAGGTTGTAGTGCCTCGGGCTGAACCAAGACTGGATACCGCGTGCAGCCATCATCTCGCGGTACTCGTCCTCGGTCATATACTCGATAAGGTTGAATGAATCGCCAGGATCCACTTGCCAGGGAGAACGAATCTCGTAGCGCTCATACCACTTGGAAGACGAGGAGTCATAGAAGAATCCCTGCTTTCCGTTCGGTGTGGATATCTCGAGCACTTCGCACTCGGGATTGTTCGTGAGCATCGGGATCACGCCAGACTTGTACACGATGTCCGGTATGCGGCTGGCCTCGTCCAGGATGATCACGCGTGGCATGGAGTATCCGCGGGCGCTCTTCTCTGTTGCAGGTATGATGATGATCCGGCTCTTGTTTTCGAGCGCGATCTCGTCCTGGCTGTCGCGCTTGATCTCCGGGTATGATGGATCCGCTGCGATGAAGTCCTTTACCTTGAGGATGTCCTCGGTAGCCTGCTTCTCTGTCGGTGCTAGGATGATGCTCAGGCTCTTGGGGAAGTATTTCGCGGTATGGCAGGGAATGCTTGATACGATCGTAGACTTTCCGCACTGCCTGGTACCATTGATGTGCTTGCGCTTGTGGCTGCTGTTTAACACATTCATCTGCCACTCGAACGGAGTGATACCTATCCTCGGTCCGATGTAGTTCACGTAGTGGCTCCTGGACAAACCGAAGAGGACCTGCTGCGCTACGAATTTCTTGGATTCATCACGCGTCATTGCTGAGCCTCTCTACTATCCGAGCCACGACTTCCTTGTCGTCCACCTCGTCCTTGATGATCTGCACGACAGTGCTTGCGAGCACGGTGTTGATACTGACATTGACATCGATATTTGCAACTTCCTGCACTACGCCTGCGATCTTCGCGAGCGTCTCGAGCTGCTTGTTGAGGGTTTGGGCAGTCTGCAGTACCAGGTTGCGGGGATCCGCTACCTTGCTCTCAACCTTGATGATTTCCTCGTTATCACGGATCGCGCGGTCAAGTAATTCCTGTAGGTTTGCCTTCTTGCGGATTCGGGTATCTTTGCCATCTGCATCGGTAATGACCCAGTTGTAAATCACGTCGTGCTCATACGCTCTCGGGTCCAGGTTGTACTTGCTGTGGTCCTCAGGATCCTGCAGCCAATCGTTGCAGGCGTCGTACATTTTCTGTACGTAAACTATGGTGTCTTCTATCCTTGCGAGTAGGGCTTCACCGTTGTAACTACCCTTGGCAAGTGCCTTGGCAGCACTCATTCGTAGCTTTTGTGTTGCATAACGTTGCACAGAACTGAAAGTTAACCCGTAATTATTCGCAATCTTGTCGTAAGGTACCTGATTGATCAGTTCCCTTATGATCGCGTTTTTCTTCGGATGTTTGTCAACGCTGTACGCATTAGCCACGGTTAGAAAGCCTCCCATGCGGTGACCTGGTCCACCTCTTTCGAGGTTACCTGGTACTCGGGACAGCGGATCGCTGGGGCAGTGTGGTAGACCGCATACGGATCACGACCCAACGGCTTGCAGATCCGTATCATCCTCGATCCCCTGGGAAGCTGCACTGTCTTGAAATCCCTGCTGAGGGCCTTGCGGGATTTCGATGCCCGCGCTGCCGTGTCGTAATCCTGATAGATCTGAATCTGTGCCATGTCCGCTATTCCCCTTGCGTTTCGAAGCGCCTCCGTCGAGTGCGATGCCGGTCTCTGTGTCGTAGATCTCCAGCACTCCGGTGCGCCTGTTTAGTCTTGTGTCGTAAGGGGAGTCGACGGGGATGTCAAACGTGTGGCCGCGCCTCGAGTCTCCGTAGTGGATCAGCTCCTTTATCGTCGCCTGCTTGCATCCATGATGCTTGGCGCACTCGGTAAGGCTGTCCCATTCCTCGACCAAGCTGCTCCCACGGTATTCGTTAACTGTCAATCGACGCGCTCCGCTATCGCTCATCCATCCTGTTCCCCTTGCTAACTCTTCCTGGGGAAAAGTTTACACTATAAAAACGCCATAAAAAGGGCAAAAAAAACCGTCTGCTATACAGACGGCGATATTTATCAGGTAAAAACGCGAGTTATGCTGGCACTTCTGGATCATCCTCCCAGATCCTCACGCCAAAAAATGTAGCATTCTCTTTGGCAACTGGTTTCTCATTAGGTATGAATGGAGCGTCTGGATCGAGCATTCTATGTTTCATAAGCCAGTCCAGCGCAAAGCTGATCACACCTTTCTCCAGAGCTTCCTTGGTGATACCCTGGCACTCTCTGAGGCATAGCTTAGCCCATTCGATCCTGTCTTCATCTACTCCGATCTTAACTCGGAGATCTCTTTCTAGGCTGTATCTCATGGCATCAAGATGATCATCAGTATTCGCCGGTTTCCCAGTATCTACAATAAAATCATTGAGATCTTCTTTCGTGAGTCCAAGGTTGCTCATACTACTCTCCTGTTCCATGCGTCGATGGCTTGTTGTTCGGAGTTATATATTCCAAAATTGATATGATAGTTCATATGTGAATAGCTCACTTGAAATAAGTCTGGCTCTCCATCAGTGTCTCTGGAGTACTCATTTATGACTGGATATATTGGATATCCGTCTGGTACATCAAATGGAATTGGTAAAAGCCCACTAGTGTTTAGAATGCCAAGGTCTTTTGTGATAAAGTTATTCCCATCAGCTATAACAGGATTTCTTATCCCCACACATTTAACCATATGCTCCTGACCGTCAATTATCTCAATCCATTGTTCGCCTAGCTTTCTCATACCTTTTCCTCCGGTGCTGGCGGGATGGGGAGGCCCAAAGAAGCATCTTTCCAAGCAACCACATTTTTTATTTCGTGGTGATTGTGAGGATTAACAAACCACCACTTATCTTTAGAAACTTCAGCGAAAAATGCAAATCTGGCTTCATAACCATCTGTGACAATGTATGGCTTATAAGATCTATTTCTCCACGGCTTTGGATATATTGGCTTTTCTTTTTCTGGAAGTGCTTCGCTCACCGGTCGCCAACGGAGTTGGGCTTTGAGTTTGGCGTTTTCCTCTCTCAGTCTTTCATTTTCTGCTTCAAGATGGTCAATGTAATCCAACATGTCTGGGCTATCTCCAAAACTCATACATCAACCTCCTTCCCCTGTGCTTCCACCTGGTGAAAGAACTGGTTACCCTTCTCGGTGAGTGTCTTCGACCAGCGGAATATGCGGTCGAACAGGCTGATCTCATAGATGACAGACAAGCTGTCCACGTATGCCTGAGCGAACACCTTCTTCATCTGATCGTACTCCTCCTGTTTCACATACCCTGTGTACTTCTCTTCCATGGCTCTTACTTCCTTTCGCTCCCCTATGAGCGGTTCATATCGCCAGGTCGACGGTGATCCTTCTGGTGGGATCGATCGGCTCCCCGTTGTCGATGTACCGCGACAGCTTGGTCCGCGATACCCCCAGCTTCTGGCTGGCTTCCGTCTTGCTCTTGGCGATCTGCGGAGATCGCCTTCCTTCGACCATGATCATCACCGGCTGCCTCTTGTGCATATGGCCCCTCCGTCTCATGCGAACGATCGCATCTTCTCGGCGAATCTCTGGATCTCTGTCGGATCCGGGATATCCTCGAACTGATAAGATCCTCCTTCCCCATACACGCGACGGTTGCAACTGACACACTTCCCATCGACAAGGGTTTTTCCGCACTTGTCGCACTTTGTAGGCATGACCGGCTCTGCAGATGGAAGACGAATCTGTCCCTTTGCGATATCGTCCTCCAGCCATTGCTGCACGGTCGCGTAGTGATCCGCATAGGTCTTGCCCTTTGTCTGCATGTAGGTGGAGACCTTGTTGATGTAGGCTCTGGTGTTGTCCTTTCCGAAGCGGTTGCAGAGAGCGGTGTATTCTTCTTTGCTTAGCAGGATATTTTTGTGTGTGCCGCAGGCTTCTCTTTGCTTTGAAAAAGGGGAGGGGGAGGTTTTTAGAGGTAAAGCAGAATCAACCTCACTCTCTATATCAGTATCAGTATCTAAATCAGAATAGTTGTGGACTTTTGTGGACTGAATTTCTTGTCCATTATTATCCACATATCCTATTTGGACTTTTTTGGACTGGTGTTCAATCTTATGGCATTCAGCACATAGTAAAGTGAGATTATCAAAGGTATTATCTCCACCTTCTTTGATTGGAATGATATGGTGTATATGGAGATTTCCCTCTTTCCCACATTTTGCACATTTATTGTTGTACTTTTCTCTCAGCTTTTTTACAGTAGTACCAGAAATACCTTTTCTCTGTTTCCTGGCGATAATTATTTTCTCAATTAAAGACAGGTCGAACTGATAGCCTATGCCATCAAGGAAGTCGATTACATCATCAGAAAGCTTTTGAAGCTCTGAAACAATCCCGTCTCTTATCTTTTGGCGTTTCTCCCATTCTTGATGCTTTGGCCAGGTGGGTATCGCTATGTATTCATTGAACCTGTAGACTTTTCCTCTATTCTTAAACTTTTCAAGAATATTATTGATTGTTTCCAGATTGAAACCAGTATCGAATCCTATCCTCCTGTTGCTGATCTTGTACACTCCAGCGATATTTGTTAGCGGGTTGGTCATCAAATACAGGTATAGGAGCTTCTCTGATGGATCGAGTGTTTGTACCCATTCATCGTCCCAAAACGATGTGCTTATGTATCGTTGTGTTGCCATGATTCCCTCTCTTAAAACATCGCCTGCTGCCCGGATCTCTTTTCCTCCGGGGTCAGCTGGATGCGTTCCTTGCGACGGTAGAGTCCGAGCTTTTTCACGTACTCCATGCCGACAAGGTCCTTGATGTCGCGATACCGCCGGGATATCGTCCCCTGCAGCGGAAACTTCTTCTTGTAATCGGCAGCCCGGAGGATATCCAGGGTGTCGTGGTACATCTTGGTTGCAGAGACAAGCTCGCCAGGTGCATACGACTCGCATGCCATGCGCAGTGCTTGCTTCTCGGTCATCGTCTCCGATAGTTTCATCTTCTCCATGTGGATCCTCCCCTAGAATGGAATATCGTCATCGAATGACTCTGGTCCCGGAAATCCCTGCTGCACAGGCGCTCTTCTCGGCTTTGGCTGTGTAGACGGTAGGTTTTCCCGATAAGATCGCTCCTGCGAGGGCTGTGAAGCGGATGCTGAAGAATCCTGGGATCCTCCGAGCAGCTGCAGCGATCCAACATTGATCTCGACCTTGCTGCGGCTCTGTCCGTCCTGCTCCCAACGGTTCTGCCGAAGCTCCCCGTTCACGCAGACCTGGCGTCCTTTGGTGAGGTAGGGGTTAAGGCTCTCTGCCTGCTTGCCCCAGAGGGTACAGTCAAAGAAGCTCACTTCCTCTTCACGCTGATCTCCATTCATCCTCATCCGGTTAACTGCCAAAGAGAAATGCGACACCGCTGTTCCGCTGTTGGTAAACTTCAATTCGCTTTCCCTGGTAAGCCTTCCGATCAGGATCACACTGTTGGTGTCATTCGCCATGTGCTGCCTCCTTGGTGATGGTCGCGGCGTGGACTGAAGCGCAGCCAAGCGTCTCACGGACGTTCTTGATCACTGCGATCAGGTCTTTGACCTTGATTTGTTTGATTGCCTTGAGCGGGACGTCGTCGAATGCGTCCCAGCATGCCCGCATCCGTTCTAATTGTTCTGGTGTGTAGCTGATCTCGGGGAATGTCATGCCTTTGCCCTCCTGATCATCATCTGCATGATCTGACCGAAGACGGCGTCGTTGTGCCCTTCGATCACCAGCAGGTCGTACAGTGCATCCATCGGGGATCTGCCGAAGCCCGAGTCCGCTACTGCGGTGCTCTGGTGCCCGTCGTGGTAAGCACAGAACATTTCGCCATCCCTCTCGATCACGATCTTTTCGTTTGCTTGCATAATGCTCTCTCCTTTGTCGGCTATATGCCTAAAGGCCAGCTCCGAGTCGAACGGAGAAATCCCATCTGGCCTTGCCTTGATTTCTGTGGGACGGGAGGCAATCCGCTCGTCTGGCAGGGAGGCTACCAGCCACAAGTGTCAAATCCCTAATGTGAGATCGCCCATCCATACGGACCGAGCGTCTAGGGGAAGCAGGACTCGAACCTGCATGATGGGGTCTGCAATTACGGACGATTCTCATCGCTACCCTCATCTGCTATACATGGCTTATTCGTCATTATCCATGCTTACTAGCGTCTACCAATTCCGCCATTCCCCTGAGTTGTCCGAGCGTCGGTCGGACTAGCCCTGTATAATGACTCGCGGGTCCAAAGGAGGTTAAAACTCCCCGCAAGCTAACTGGTGATCTGTCTTTGTCTGTTTATCGAGATAGGTCACCCCGAGCGCATATGCTGCCCACATGTCGGTCGAGAATCCATAGAACCATCCCGGATGCTTCTTCGTGCCTTTGCCGTAGTTGCGTTCGCCGGGGGCGAAGCGATCGATAAGCGCTTGCTTGATCGTCGCGTCGTTTGCTCTTGGATGCCCGCATAGGTGCATCTTCACCTCGGTGCGCATCATCAGCTCGGCCTCGATGCCTCGCTCGTTGAAGAACTGTATGAAGCGTCCGATCCATACACAGGTATCGAATACGCTTTTGCCCGCTGGCATGCCCGTACCGTAGTGTCCGATCATTTCGATGACCACACGGATGTTCTCCCGATCCTGTGGGAACAAAAGATCCTTCATGATCTTCCAGTTGTCCGTTTTGCCTGCACTGAGCGGCCGGTAGTCGGCCTCGTTAATCAGGCAGATCCCGGAGTATTCATTTCCGGGATCGATCGCTATCAAAGACTTCATCAGCGCTGCTCCTCGAGCTGGAAGCCCTGATCGGGTCCGTCGGGTCCTTTGGAGTCTTCTGGGACATCGTCATGCAACCCGGCTCCGTCGACGACCTCGTACTCGGTATGCAGATCCAGCCCATCCTCAGTAGTGATGACTGCCTCGTCGTTCTGGGTAGCTGCGAGCATGAACTCGGTCTTGATCGGTGCGTACTTGAGCACCGCCTTGAGCACGGTCTTCTTGGCCATCTCGTCGAACTCAGTTTTCCATGGTGAGGAGCTGTAGGCAAACGCCTGGCTGTACTTTTGGGCGTGGAGGGTAACATCTTCCACCGACATGACGCCAAAGCCATAGCCGCCGTTTTTGAGCTTCCACACGGCATAGTACTTAATCGCCTTGCCACGGTTTGACGATGCTGGCTTGTGCACGAGTTTCTGGTCGAGGCCATACTCGTACTCGAACTCGTCGTTCTCATGGACCGCGTGTGCGTAGATGCTGGACATCTCCCCGCTACGGTAAGCGAGATCTATGAGACCTTTGTACCCGATCTGGAACTGGCATTCGACAATGCCCTTCTTGTTGTTCTTGAAGGGGATCAGGTATGCCTGGCCGAGCGGTGTGTTCGGCTCGAGGCCGAGCTGCGCAGCCTGCATGATTCCACCCAGGAACGAATTGCGATCGCACTCTGCGAGCTTGGGTGTGCTGGACAGTGCGGTGAGTACGATGCGGGTGAAGCGCTCTGGTGTCATGACCTTCGGCAGGGCCTTGGCCACCTGGTCCTGCATAGCTACCACATAGTCCTTGAGCGTCTGCGGCTTCTTCTTCTCTGCGACAGCTGCAGTCTGCTGCTTGATGATCCCCTGCTGGTTGACAGCTTTCTGTGTCATGCGATTGCCTCCTTGTTGGCTTGCTTGGCTTCCTTGACGATGAATGTCCTGTAGGACGATTCCTTAGTGAATGCCTCATAGATCTCTGGCTGTTCTTTCTTGAGGCGGGTGGTGTCCAGACGGTTGCTCGTCCGGGTCTTCCAGGTGACCTTGAAGTGATCGTCTGATCCTTCAGATGCGTCGCCGAGTGCCATCTTGATCTGGTTCTCAAGAGCTGTGATTTCTCCATCGAGATCCTTGGCCTTCTGTTTCTTGTACATGAGGTCCTTGAGCTGCCTGGATACGCTGTGCAGTGGTACATAGCCGCCTTCGTCGGACGGGTAGAGCGTTGACATAAGATCGTCATCCTGCTCCATCGGCTCTGGCGGAACACCCGGGATCACATGGTCGTACCAGAACGATCTTTCGGCTTCAATCAGAGCAGCGATGTCATCGTCATTTCGATCAACCTTAAATACGTAGAAACCTTTGTTGAGTACCAGCACCGCGAGATACCAAGTGCTCCACCCAGTGACTGCCATATAGTGCTGGCATTGTGTGTAGTACTCAGGAGGAACGTCACCGCCTTCGAAGTCGGTGCGGTTGTAGACGCTGGTGGTCTTGCACTCGAGTCCGATATCATATCCCGTTATGCGCCGGTCGATATTAGCGTGCATGAAAGGGAATTCTTCGTTGACCAGGATATGGTTCTCTCGGCGGACCGAATACCCAGTCTGTTCTGCAAAGCGCTCTGCGACATATGCCTCGAGATCTCTTCCCTGGCGCATCGCCTCGTTGTCTTCTCGCTCTGGGACCAGGCCGAGCTTATCCGCATACACAGACAGTGGAGAACTCCACTTGCTCAAACCTACGATCGCTGCAGCATCACTGCCACCGATAGCCTGCTTGCGCAGCTCCAGCCAGTCGGTCCTATCTGTAAATGAAATTTTCTTGATTGCCATTACCAATCCCTCCCTTGTCCTTTCGGTCCAAGTCCAAGCTCCTCGCGCTTCTTGTCTGGCAGCGAGTTCGTATAGGCGCCCAATACCGCAGCGACTACAAAAATGATCAGCAGTACGATTCCACCGATTGCCAAAAATAATTCGTCCATGGTTCTTCCTCCTTGTGGTTGACCTCGGTTTCTCTGGGCTGTACAGTTGGCATAGCCTTGCTTCCTTGTACGGCTCTTTATTTCCCGGCCCCTGGAGCCCTATCTCCGGGGGTCTCTTTATGCGTTCGCAACCTCCTTATTGATGTATGTCTCGAGGTCCTTATAGCGGACCTGGATCTTCTTCTGTCCATGCTTGCGGCCGTCGATCTGTCCCGACCGATAGAGGTATCTGATTCGGGCGGCTGGAATGCCGGTAATGACTTCTGCAGTGGATGTGTCGACCCATTCCTCTGACTGGTCGAGAGAGGAGAGGATCTGTGTCATGATTTCGTTGTGTTCGATATTTGTCTTGATCATCTTTTCAATCAGAGATCGACTGATCTGGATAGTCATCGCCTGTCTCCCGCCTGTGCCCGTTCCAGTTCTGATTCGATGAGCAAGCCTAGCCAACCGCTGAATGTCATGCGCTTGGACTTCGCAAGCTCTTTTGCTTGTCGACGCTGAGACTCGGTGATCTCCGCTCTAAGTATTGTGTTTTTCACGCCGTTTTTATTGTTCATGATTAGACTATAACGCCGAATGGCGATATGTGCAACACTTTTGTTACATTTTTGTTAACTTTTCGGCGTGATTGCGTTAGGATGTGGCCTATGAAGGATGAAGGGCTGGCCGTAGCGTTCTGGAATAGGGTAGATAAATTTTGGCAGGATAGGTCGTTGAAGGAATTCTCGGCTGCTACTGGTGTGGATTATGTATTGCTTCTAAATTGGCGCACAAAAAAAAGACTGCCAAGCCTAGAGCATGCGTGCGCGATATCAAAGGTGCTTGGCACCACCATAGAATACCTGGTGACTGGTGATGACCCTGACGCTCCACCTGAAAGGATCCAACAGATAGCGAAGCGTCTTGAGACTGCAGACGATGTCGATCTCGCGCTCGTAAGACGTGCTTTAAAAATGGAAGATATAGATGACAACAAACATCAAGCCGCAGGAACGTAGTCATAAAATTCCCCATGGTAACGTATTGTAAACCAGAAAACGGTCCTTGCGGGAAAGTGTTGCGTTTTCGATACCAGAGGAGACTATACTGATGGCGGAGGATGTTATGAAAAAATTGATGGTATTTATATTATTCGTTGTGGCATGTATGCCTATTTATTCTACCGGTAATAAAGAGATCTTGTTTTCGTTCGGGGCAGAGCACGACTACACTTCGGAGGTAGGGTCTGACTTTTTCACTGATGGATCAGGGTCTGCTGGAATTTATTTCAACTATGCCAAATTCAATGAAGGAAGGGATATCGGTACTTTTATACATACCTACTACTTGGTCCCGTATGGAAGTTCAATAGAGGATCCTGGCACCGGTGAGTTTTACCCGTCAAGCTGGGCTGATTTCCGACTATCAATTGGTATGGCTATGGGCCCGATAGCAAGATGGGAGCTAAGGCCTGGCAATTCGCTGTTTTTTTCACTTGGTCCTTGTTTCAAACAACATTCGTTCATAACATCAGTTGAGCTATCGAATGATATCTTCTTGAGTTATATTTTTGGAGGTGTCGCCACAACTGGCATAACTTTCAAGATTGCCAGCGGGTGGTATATTGATACTGGAGTGAAGGCTGAATACTCTTTTATAGATTATACCCAGTCTGGGTTTGACAATTATACTTTCTCATATGATTACAACCATCTATCAGTACGTGCTTATGTAGGTATGGGCATATCAAAGAAACTTGTCTATTCAAACAACTGATATAAAAAAGAGGCCCGGGGGGTGGGACCCGGGCCGAGGGGGCGAACGCAACCATTCAAAGGAGGTATCCATGAAACGTATCTACATCATACCCCCTTGCGAGAATAACGCAACCGCCTTATTGCAAGACGGTTTTTTTTTCATACCTTGAATGGGATTACTCGTTCATCCTGATTTTCTGTGTAGGCGTATAGTCTATCTATCATGTCCGCAACAGGCTGCAGCTTCGATTCGTTGAGCTTGAGATACCTGCGCTGCATGATGATCGATGCGTCCTGGTTCTGGCTCTGGTGCTTCCATGACATGTATTCGGCGACCAGGTGATCGGACATGCCGTGCACAAGCAGGTTGGTGTTCAGAGATCTACGCAGGGTGTGCAGTGTCATGACGGACCAGATCGATCGGTTCGCGGGATCGGCAGCCTTGAGCGCAGCCTTGAGCAAGCCGAACTGACTGGTGACCCAGTTCCTACTCAACGGGAAATAGAACGGTCCATCGGCTGGATGGATCTCTTCCAAGGCAGCCAGGGCAATCCTCGGTAGAGGGATGGTACGCGACAATCCACCCTTCGGCTTGGATATATACTGGGAGTTCGCCTTGATCTGCTGGTCGATCGTATAGAGGTTTCCGATCAGCCGTTCGCGAGACATGGCGATCGCCTCTCCCCGACGCATGCCGGTGACGGCCACGACGGTCACGTAGGCCCAGAATTCTAAGGAAGGAAACAGCTGCCTTTGATTGATCATCCATGCCAACATCTCCTCGTCGATCGCGATCAGCTTCTTTTCAGTATAGCCGATATTCGGTATTCCGGCTCCAGGTGAGGTGAGGATCAGGTCGTCAGAGACCGCCTGGCGCAGGATTGTCTTGCACACCGCGAATACCTGCTGGCTGGTGCGGCACTTTCCCCGCTCGGCCACGATCGCAGCCGCCACGTCCTTCATGTCCCGCTTGGTTATGTCGGACACCTGCTCGTCCATGAGACCTGGCAGGCGCTTGTCCATGATCTCCTCGAGCTTCTTCGCGTGGCGGGCAAAGTTCGCAGCATGCTCGTCAGTGTAGTTCGATTCCTGGATCTTCGCATCGCGGTAGCGCGGGTTGGTAGCCGGATCCTGGTACGGTACTACCACCTCCCGGAACGTAAGCGGCTTCGCGTAGATCGGTCGGTTGCGTCCGTGCTGCTCTACCCACCTTTTCTGGAACTCCTCGGCCTCCTTGCGGTCGCTGGTTCCGGTGCTGCGCTGGATCCTCTTTCCACCCTGGTCTGTCGCTTTGAAGTACCAGATCCCAGCCTTTCCTCGAGGGTACAAAACCCCCGGAGTTACGCTTCCTTTTTGCCTCATTTTTGCCCCTTGTGTCACCGGATTGTCACCACGCCTTGGAGCCCTATTCCAAGAATGGCGACCTATGTGATTGTATCACAGGATGATACGGTTGTTAACGCAAATCGTAAAAAAAGCTACGCATCCTTAACTGTATGATAAATCTACGTTAATTACCGTAAATTTCCGTAAAAACCATAGCCGATAGTAACGCAGTTTTACGCAAAGGTAAAGATACCGTAAAAAGGTTGTGGTACCAAGTTGTCACCACGGTTTTGCTTGGTGACAAAAACAGGCCGACAGCGCAATGCCATCGGCCGTAGATAGGGGATCACCTCCCTTAGAATGTGAACGTCAGTCCCGCTCTATAGTCAAGGTCCTTCAGCCCGAATCCCGACAATGAGAATCCCGTAGGGATGTAGTAATCAGCACCTACCTTGAAGTTCCAAGCATCATAGCCGATTCCCATCTCGAGGCCGACACCGTACTCCATCGTGTCTGGAGAGAATAGCGCGGATGCTCCGACGGATCCGCTCCACTTGGATCCATCAATCGCAGCCAACTCTGCTTCAGAGTCTGCAAGAGCCTTGAAATACTCATCGCTCTCCTCCGCTTTTTCCTCATACGCGGTAACGGTCACGTCGTAGTCAGCTTTCAGATCCTCCTGGATCTCCTTCGCTATCGGCACCAGTGTCGTCACCTTCTGCGAGGATGCGACCAAACTCTCTATTGAGGTCTGCAAATCGCCGAGCCAGAGATCCTTCTCTTCCAGCAATGTCTGCAATTCCGTCTCCAGCTTCACGTACCCCTCGTACACCGGTATCAAGCTCTTCAGCTGCGTCTCGTAGTCCGCTATAGACTGCTGAAGCAACTGGATCTTCTCCAGGTCTTCGGGTTTGGATTCGCACGTCTGGATTGTCGAGTCCAGCTGCTCCTTTTCTCCGCCGGTAAGCCAGTCGGGCAATTTCCATGCCGCCAACGGCTGCAGCGCCAGCGCCAAAAGCACCAATAATACGACGATGCTTTTTAAGCCATGCCTTGATTTTTTTCCACACATGGTGACTCCTTCCTTATTCCTTGCCTTTGACAAGGTTCTGGATATACTGGTACGCCGCATTTCTCTTGGTGGCGACCACTCCATTCACATCCTCTTTCATGCTGATGAGCTGGTTGTAGGTGAGGGGCTCGTCATTGATCACGGCGAGCGGAATATCAAAATTGAGAGAACCATCGAGGGTATCCCCAGCAGTATGATAAGCCAGGTGAGCAGCAAGAAGCTCAACGGCCTTTTCTTTGGGCGCCTTCTGGATCTTCTTCCTGATTGCCTGCCACTTTCTCTCGGTGTGGCGCTCGAACTTCTCGATCCGTTCGAGTTCCCTTTCCTCAGGGCTTTGTACCGAATGTTTATAGGCCTTAGCAAACCATGCACCGCCCAGAACAGCAACAAGAAAAGTGACACCCAGGCGCACCCCCTGCTCAAGCGCCGTAACAGACTGTGATGCCCAGAACCATGCCACCAGAGCCGCGAAGATAATCACGCCTCCCCAGTAGTACTGTGCAGTGAGCAGGCTCTTGTCAGTCTGCGCCTTTCCTACAAGGTCTGCCAGATATAACACCCATACCGCGAACGGTAAGCACAGCGTGAGGCCGTGCACGATCGCCATCGGAGTGATTCCCGCTACCCATGCTGCAAGGAGCGACACGGCAAGCGCAACCAGGATAGCGAACAGGTTTTTCTTGAACGTCATCATTTGACACCTCCATCGGTCTCATTCTTTTCGACCTCTCTCTTCTTCTTGTGCTTGTACAGCCCATGTAAAGCGCTCCATGACAGGACGGATGTTGCGGTGACGATAATGCCGTCACGCAATCCACCGAGCACGATCGCATCATACACACGGGTTGCACCTGACTCGCTTGAGTGGAACCATTCGGACAGTCCGCATACGATGAATGCAATAGCGAGTAGAACGATCGGAATGAGTTCCGTATATTTCTTCATCCAAGGCTTGCCCCTGTATTTGATCAGGGCTCCGATCCCCACCAACGCGATCGTCAGGTTGACCAGGTCCGGCCTCAGCGAAGTCAATAGACCCAGCAGTGCTTCCATATCCATCTATCTCCTTCCTCCGGTTATGCCGGAGCGTCATCCCAGCCAGACCCTGGGGAGTCCACCACTATATCCAGCCCATGAATTGCAGCACGCGAAACGTAAAGCTGCTGGCACCAAGAAGGAGCGAGACGATGATCGTCGCGAAGCTCCTGCGGTCCAGCTTCAGCTTGCCAAGCGAGCTCGGCTTGTCTCCGGGCCGGAAGAACATGCGGACCACCATCCAGAGTTGCTCGCAGTCTCCGGTGTTCTTCTCCACCTTGACCTTGAGTAGCTCGTTCTCGTGCTCCAGCTGCCTGATGCGGTCCAGCAATTCATCCATCTGCCACCTCGCCGTCAGCTTATTCCGAGGACCGTCTTGCTTCCACCAGCTACAGTAAGGCGGCCAGGTGAGGCAGGGTTCCCGCCACAGCTCCGATCACATCAGCTTTGATGTCATCCCAGCACCAGCTGTTGTCCAGGTCACGCGAGTCCAGGTATTCCTTGAACGCTCCGATAGCCAGTGCGAACAGTAGACCGACCCACCATGCAACGATCCCAGCGTAAGCAGCGGCGGTCATGCACAATGCGTAGTGCATCCATTTGTCATGCGATATCTTCATCCGGTACCCTCCATATCCTTGCGGTGTTCATCGCCCGGTACGCCTCCGGCGTCCATCGGCAATGTTTCATATATCCTGCGAACGAATTGATTGAAGCAAATAACTTCTCCTCGGGGATCCTTCCTTCGGCAACAAGACGCGACAACTTTCTGAACCTGCGCTTCGCAGCCTTCACGTTCCTCTTGCGTGGATCCAATCGATTTCGGTGTACACCGTATCCAGAGAAATCTATCCCAGGGTCGAACACCTTGCGTCCATCTTCGTATCGGTATTCGGCTACTGCGATATGGCTCTTGTCTTCATTGAGTGTGAGCTGCAGCACATCCTCTGCGAACCTGCGAGCTTCTGCAAATACGCATTGCAGGTGATCGTAGTCGGTGGATACGATGATCACGTCGTCCATGTACCTGGCATAATATTTGCACCCGCATTGGTCGCAGAGATGATGGTCGAGCGCATCGCCTACCACATTCGCAAGCAGTTGGCTCGTAAGGGATCCGATCGGCAGTCCGTTCGGATACGAATCGATGATCGTATCGAACAGCCATAGAGCGAATTCATCGGATATCACGCGTCGCACCAGACGCTTGATCACGTCATGGCTGATGCTATGGAAATACTTGTGGAAGTCCATACGCAAGTAGTAGACGTGCCGGTCCTCCGGCTGCTGCCTGATATAGTGTTGCACTCTCTTGGCTGCGGCAAGCATTCCCTTGTCCTGCCTGCAGGCGAAGTTGCTGTAGATGAACCGGCGATCGAACAGCGGCTCGACCACCCTGCACAATGCATGATGGACAAGACGGTCCTCGATATCCGGTGCGCTGATCTTGCGCATCTTCGGCTCGTAGATGATGAACTCACGGTATGGCTTCGGTTTGTACATACGCCAGATGAGGAGGTTTTGCAGGTTGATGATGCGCTCCTCGTAGTTGAGCCGGAACTGCAGGACGGAATGCTTGTGCCTCATGCCCTTGCTCATTTCATGGAACGCCGCGTCCAGGTTGTCAAAGCTATAGATCTGTGAGGCGAGGTTATTATGTGTCTTTGGCACGTATACGATCCTCCTGGTGTATGTAATCGCGTCGGCGACGTTCCCTGTCACGGTACTAGCCGCCTAGCGAAAATCCTATGTTCGGTCTTGCCTGGACAGGGATTCCTTTTCCATTGCATGTGCAGATCCCCGTGAGGACCTGCCTTCTTGCATGTTTGGAAGAGCGGGGCGGAAACCGATATTGTTGTTCGAGTTCGTGCGCTCGTTGTTCGCGTTACGATATCCGAGTCCAGCGTTCGACGTGCTGATCCAGCTGCCACCGGCGTAGCCGCCTATCATGTTACAATCCCTGCCCACGGGTGGATAACGACTTGGTCCACCCTCCAAGAATTTTTCCTACTTCCGAGGTATGTCTGACGGATACCTCGAACTTCTTCTTATCGATATACCTGACGCGATCGGCGAGCCTGATCAGCGTCTTGAGTTCATTCAGCGAATAGTCCGCCTCCATGACCTCGTGCAGCTTGTAGTTGCGGTCGCGCATGACCGTAGCCCGCGAGATGCGCGTGCCGATCTCCACGACCAGCTTGCGCATCTGGGTTCCCATCGCATACCGCTCACTCTTCGGCAGTTGTGGGATCAGGCACTTGAGCAAGTACTCCGCCATATCCTCCCACTTCTGTCCTGCTATCAGTACATCCATGTATCAGGCTCCAGTAATCAGGCGGTCAGGGCCCGATAGAAAGCGGGGCGGAAACCGATATAGCTGTACGAGTTCGTGCGCCCGGTGATCGCGTAACGAAAACCGAGACCAGCGTTCGACGTGCTGATCCAGCTGCCACCGGCGAAGCCGAGCCGTTCTCCCACGTTGCGCATGTACTGCGTACCGAGCGGTGCGTTCGCGAGGGGAGGCATGATGCCGAGAATCCTCGCTAGCGTAGGAACGGTCACTCCGGCCTTGGCCGCAAGAGTCGAGAACGTATTCACTCCGTACGGAGTTGCGTCAGCAGGTGGATTATCGAGTGCGATGTTCAGCTGATATGCTGCGCTTCCGCTTGCAGGTGCAGCGGCCACGAAATCCCACTTCAACGTATCCGCAGTCCCTGGAGCTACGAGCGAGCCGTCCTGCAACATCGCCTTCCAAAGGGTTGATACCGCGCTCTGGTCTTTCGTGCCATCTGCGGCATTGTTGTCTTGCAACACGTTGACTTCGCCTTCGTTCGTCCGATATCCTGCGAGCCATTCAACAACATTTCCCCGTAGGTCTGCAGGAGAGAAAGGCGTTCCATCAAGATGCCATCCAATAGGACCGCTTCCGGTTCTCGTCCTGCCGATGACAGCCCCATTGGTGGAATAGATGTAGGAACCTATACCTTTCTCGGTCGCATCTTGGTAGCTTTTGCCGTAGTTGTCGTTGCCTCTCGGCTGGAAGCCTTCACGGATGGCAAGGAGATACAGGTATGCCCATTCAGCCTGTGTGACCATGTGGTGTCCGGGTCCCTTTGCCACACATGCGGCGAGCGAATTGTCATAATTGATCGTATTTGCCGGATCCAGTCCGCGAAGCGACACTGCATGGTTGGTTCCTGCGACACGGCCTGCAGGATACTTGCCGATGAGAAGCTCGACGACCGCACCGTTCACGATGAATGCAGGATGCACCTCGTTGCCGGTATGTACAAAATGTGTGCCGCCATTTGCGAGGTAGTCCAGCCGTGCCTTCTCATCCGGCTTATATACCGTGTATACACTCGGCTTGTCGTTCGCATCGAACAGTACCGTATTGAGTCCCATGGACAAGTCCTCGATGCGCGATTTGAAATCACTCTGCAAGGATTCATCTGTTATAGCGAGTGCTGATCCCGCGAGAGCTTTCCTTGTCAGAGCATCTTCTACCTCAAAGATATTGTCCATGAGTTGCCCGCTGGTGTAGCGGCCGCTGGTGTATTTCATTTACATTCCCTCCATCATGTGGTCGTGTTCCTCCACGGGAGGAAGCGGAAACAATTCCATGTGATTCTCACGGAAATCCCGAGCGAGGGTGACCGCATAAGCATCAGCCTGCTCCTTGGTACCGACAACATGGTTGCTCGCGCTTGCGTTCACCCCATCGTCGGTAAAATCAACTGTGACGAGCCACTTGTTCCCGCCTACATTTGTTGCTGTATTTGTCATGACTCTATGACCTCCACTTTTACTTCTGCTCCGGTAGCGACGGCCCATATAGCGACTGCGGTTGCCGGGTCGAACACGAGTGTAAGTTCCTCCATCGGCTCGATGAGCCTGCCGACCTTGGCGGTCACTGCTGACTCAGAACCGATACGAAGCGTGCGCACACGGTCGAGATTCCTGATGATCATCTGGTTGCGACTCGCAAGAGGTGATGCTGGCAAAGCAGCTTTTGTCGATGTCACGGTCTGTGTCGTAGCTACCGGGACAAGTTTCGCTGCCTGTTGTCGAACCTCAATAACATGCTGTATCGGGTTGTCGACCAGATTCTGCATCTGTATCCCGTTCGGCTCAATTAAATCAAATTCTATTCCCATTAGATTACCTCCGAGAATCTTCGTATTAGATGACCGTTCTCATAAACGAGAGCGTATTGAAAAAGAGTGCCGTCTATGGTGATCTGCTTGTTCGCGGCGGCATCCGCAAGAGCTGCACTGGCAGCAGACGCGGCAGCCTTGGCCGCATGGTGCTTGGCAGAGTACTTGCCGGTCTCTACCGGGGTATCCTCGACCTCTTCTGCCCAATCCTCGGCCTTGTCACGTGCAGCGGCGGCCGCTATAGCTTCGTCAGGAGCTGCGATTATAGCAGCCATGTTCGTATGTGCCGAAACGACCGAAGTCATGTTGTCGGCGACCGAGTCGATCTCCGTGAGTTTGGCAGCGACGTTGGTAACGTCTGTGATGGCAGCACCGACTGCATCCACATTGGCGATCGCATCGGCGACCTTTTTCACGTTCGACGATGCACCAAGGGCAAGGTCGTTCGCCACGGTGTCGATATTCGTCTTATTTAAGTTCACCGCGTTTATGTTGGTTGCGTTATCTGCCACCGCATCGATGTTGGTTTTGTTCAATGCCACCGCATCGATATTCGCCTTGTCCGCGGCGACGATCTTGATGTTGCTCGAAGCGCCAAGGGCGAGATCAGCTGCGACTGTCCCGATGTCGGTTGCGTCGGCGGCTACAGCAACTACCTGCGTACTGATACCAGCGACAGTGTCGATGCTCGACTTGTCCCCAGCGACGGTGTTGATATTGGCTGAGTTTGCCGCTACTGCGTCTATGTTGGTCTTATTCGCATTGACCGCGTTGATGTTCGTGGCATTGGATGCTACAGCGTTCACATTGGCGATGTTTGTTCCCACCGCGTTCACGTTCGCTATTGCCGTGGCAACGGTGTCGATGTTCGTAAGGTCTGCAGCGACAGCCTGGATCTTCGAGGTCGCAGGAGTAGCCATGTCCGTGCGGACCGCTACCATTCCCGCGTCGGTATACATCGCGAGTACTGAATCCTCGGCAGCAAGCGCCTGCGTGAGTTTCTGCTCGATGTCGCTGGTGAGGATCGGAATGATGTTTCCACTTGCATCGAATCCCAGGAGCATGTTCGCACGGATGAGCGCCGATGGCATCTCGAGGGTAAGATTAGGATCCGATACCGGGATACGCACTGTCCGGTCAAGTCGCTCATTCAATTGCTGCAGCATCGAGATCGTGACATCGAAGCTCTTCTCGAGCACGTCAGCGTCCAGCACATCGCCGTTTCGATAGTCCGTCTGTTGTTCGATCGTCACACTCCGGTAGATCGTAAGCACCGAGGTCCCTGTCGGGAATGAATATCCGACAGCGAATTCAATGGTACCCGTGTCTCCTGGAGTTGATACCGTATAGTTCGCCGTATCGACTGTAGTCTCGACACCGGCGCTGCTAGTGATGACGACGATGATCTGAGATGTCGCCCAATACTTGAAGGGTATCTCATAGCTTGCGAGCGGCGTGGTGCTGAGCACTGCGTATCGCTCTTTGTTGACTACGTTGCCTATCATCTGTTATTCCCTCCTGCCCAGGACAGCTGCCGGGCTCTCCTCGAATGCTCGTATAGCCTGCTTCGTTCCGCTGACTGGCAATCCGGTTGCATACCCGAATCCCTCGGAAAGGTTTCTTACAGCCCTGCCGTAGTTCTCCTGGGTGATATCCACGATACCGCTCAGGATGTTCGATGCAGCCGGGAACAGGTCCCTGCTGAAATACTCCGGCTTGTCTCCGGTAACCAGGCTGCGCAATACCGAATCAACCTCATTACCCAGCAGGGGAGTTGCCTGCGAAAACTGCGTCGTACTCCAATAGAGCCAGTTCAGCAACTTCTCCTTGGCAGTATCATCGTCGTCGTCATGTCCTTCCGCAACCGCTCCGAGCAAGGCACCTGCGAGCACATAGCCGGTGATCTGTCCGACGATACGCGCGGTTTCGTGGTTGCGCACCATAGCCGGTACGTCGTACGTCAGGTTCTTCCAGATCACGTTCAGCGATGTCTGGAACTGGGTGATGATCTTCATGCCTTCGCCGCCCATCTTGAACAGCGGGGAGAGCTCGAGCTTGTCTCCAGTCGGCTGGGTCCTGAGTACAACCTCGTCAGCATAATCAGATGCCATGCGGTCGCGGATCTCTTCGGACATACCTTCCTGTTTCTGCAGCTCCGCCATTTTCTTCCGGTATGCTCCGATCCATCCACCAGCTACGCTGACACGGTCCACCCAGGTGAGCCCCATGGCACCGATCTCCTGTTGCTGCTTGTTGAGCTTGGATATCCTGCCCTTGGTGTTCTCTTTGGCCCGGTCGAGGATGAGCTGTATGATCGGGTTCATGGATCTATTCTTCATCATCTGCGAGCGGTCTGTGATGAACTTCCAGCTTTCGATCGGATGGCGCATGAAGTCCTTGTATGCAAGCAAGAGTTGCACAGGATTCATGTCCGCAAGGAACGGCATAGGGGAGGTGATACCCTGCAGCACCAGGCCGGAGACTTTCCACGCCAGGTATGCCGCACCGAGGTTTCCCCTCAGCGCACGCAGCAGCCTGTCCCCGTCTCCCATGCGGTTGAACGAATCTGGGTTGATCGTCTCGTTGATATACTCGTCTATGTCAGACATGAGAGCATCACCATAGGTCCCTGTTATCACACCCCTGAGCATCCGAACGCCGTCAGTCTTGTTCTTGAACACACGGTCAAGCATCCGTCCGTACTCTGCGAAGGCGATCATGTGCTCGTGTTGGCGCATGCTCTTATCCCATACACCGAACAGGTCCATGTTGACCTCGCTCTGGTGGACGGGAGAGATGTTCACGCGGTTCTGCATGAAGCCGCGGTTCACGCCGGTAGGCATGGATCCTGCGTTCATATTGAACAGGTCGTCCATGATGTTCTCGGCGAGCTCCTTGCCTGTGGCACCGAGGCGGTGGTTCGGCAGGTAGTTCTCCAAGGTCCTCATGGGCTGGTTGTATTCGCGGATCGCGATCTCGTTGATGCGGGGAGCCTGGCTGTTGAGATCCTGCCTGATCGCTTCGACAACCTGCATGTACGGGCTGGCGGGATTCTCTGCACCGAGATATTTCTCGGCGAGCATGATGAGCTCGTTGTACCGCCGATCGCCAAGCTGACGCACCAGGTCGTTGTCGTTGTTCAGCTGCTTTTTCTCCTCGGTGGAGACAAGCACGCCGTATGCGACTGCGTCGCGGTTCTGGTCGTTGAACTGAGACAGGTACGCATACATGAGGTAGCTGTAGGTCACGTTCGCCGGTGTTTCCATGCCAGAGAGTGATATCTCAACTGTCTGGTACAGATCCTCCGGCTTGAGATTCACATTCTTGCTCTTCATGAGATCGACAACCGGCTTCACACGCCTCTCGATGTTTTCCCACTCGACCTGCTGCAACCGCCTTCGCATCCGCACGAGCAACTCGTAGGCATCACCTTTTTTGTTGTTGTCGATCATCTGGGCCCAGCGGTCGGCATCCCAAGTGGCATAGAGTATCGAGCGCAGCCGTTCCTTCACTGATTTGCGCATGCGGTCGTCCTCGATGCTCCCAGGAAGTGAACGGCTCTGATACTTACCTGTGGCGACCAGGCTCCTGATCATCGCTATCTGGTAATTCTCTGCGACGATCCTCTTCTGCTCCTGCTTGGCCTCCCATACCTGGCGGCCTTCCTTGCGTAGGTTGGCAACCTCCTGGGCAACTCCCTCGAGCTCGGCCATGGTCCAGTCGTTCAGCGGCTTCTTGATGCCCATAATGCGGTTGTACACGCGCTCGCCGAGCGCCTCGATCATCTCCTCTTCGGTGGATCCTTCGAAGATGTTCGCAGCGTCCTCAAGGTCCATGCGCTCGCCTTCGACGACCACGCTGTCCCTGCGGAACTTCGGGTCCAGCATCGCCTGGATCTGGTAGATCTTCTGCCGGTACTCGTAGTCTATCGCATCGGACGGCTTGACCATGATCCGCCTGGCGAGCTTGATCTTGTACTCGCGCACCTTGCGGGCAACATCCTTCTCTTTCTGCTTCTCGCGCAGTTGCCGCCTGAGATCCGCAAGAGCCTCCTGCCGCTTCGCGGTGGCCTTGACCTTGTCCGATACCCGCACCTTCTTGATCTGCTCGTGCAGGGCGTCCACCTTGCTTTGCAGCGCATAGGTGTTCGTCATGTCGACCTGATACTTGGGATCCGCGTCGGCCTTCCTGCGCAGCTCCCTGGTCTCCTTGTCGAGCGCCTCGCGAGCCTCCGAGAGTTTGTCATAGAGTGCGGAAACATCGCGGTCCTTCTGGGACATCTTTGCAGTGCGGTCCTTGATCTCCTGCTCCATATCCGAGATCTTCTCGTTGAGCGCTGCGATGTCGCGGTCCATCTTGGTGATGACCTTCTCGGCCTGTCCTGCGAACAACTCGTCACCGCTGAGTATCGCCTGCTTAAGATCCTCCGCCTCGATGTCGTCGGCGAGACGGATGCGATCGGTGATGCTGAGTGTCTCGATCTCCTCGTATCCCGGGTCGTCGATCGAAGGCAGGCGCTCGTCTATGACCGCAGGCTTGAGTTCCTGGTCCTGCATGGTCTCTGAATACAAGTCGCGGTAGAACCTGATCCCGTCTCCGAGCATCATCGTCCTGACGGCCTTGAGCGAGGAGGGGTTGATATCCTTTGATGTTGTTGACCTGAGCGCGATCGCCATGACGAACGGCGTGACCTCGTGCTCGATGCGATAGCGCAGGTCGATCAACCGGTCGCGCTCTGCAGCTTCCTCTTCATCCGCTACGCTTGCGTTCTCGAGGGATCTGTCGGTGAGAGCGAATCCCATTTCTCTGACAAACTTCTTGAGCTTCTCGTCATCCGCAAGGATGTCAGCAAAGTAGTCATCCTTCTCCTGCTCGCCCTGGATCCGCACGCGGGCGGTCTCTGGTTCTTGCTCTAGGGTAATGTCGCTTTGGATGCCATGAGCATTATTGAACGTGTCCTGGTACCACGCGTCATCCTCTGGCACGAACGCATCGAAATCCATGCCGATGTCGATGATGTAGGATTCCTTGAAGTCTTCCCAGGTATCTGCCTCGCGTGCGAGATCCATGGCGTGTGAGTCGGATGCTTCTTGGAACAGGAGCTGCGAGGATCTGCTTGCATAGATCTCTTCAACAAGAGCCTGTCTGTTTTCAGAGGTGTCGTATTCGTAGAGCGAGATGTTATGTCTCTCGAGTACAGCTCTTTGTTCTTCAGATATTGTATTCGGTACAATTGCAGAGTCAAATTCATCCAAAGACACCACACGGTCAGGTTTTGCTTCAAAGTAATCCTGTTGGAGAGTCGCGAGCCTGCGAGCCAACAGTACAGCTTGTTCTAGCAACCATGTAGGAACCTTGGTAAAAGATTTTGCTGAGAGTTCTTTTCGCATGAGCGGTACGGTTCCGGTTGAACCATATTTAGTGATGTAATTGCCTATCGCTTCGTAAATAGCATTGAGTGATTCCCAGGAACTATATCTATTGTTATAGTCAGGTAATTCATTCTGAATTGATTCGGTGAGCGGCTTGATCGTTTCTTCCCAGATAACTTCCTGTGCTTTTCTGGTTATGAGTGTTCCCTCGAAGTCTCTCACCTGTTCCCTATTGGCGAAGGGTCTGCCTGCATTCGAGGCTGCCTTACCAGGCCCGTACGTCATGGTATCCTGTGAAGCTCGCTCGGATTGAGAGCGCATCCATTTTAGAATATTCTCTGCGGTGTAGTCGTACTTTTTAGATCCTATCTTAATCTTCGGATCTGTATATGCTTCTCTTAGATTATCTCTTAGCCATGCTTCATATTCTACATCATGTTCCTTAATCGTCTGTTCAATTGAGTCCCTGGTTTCCGATTCATTAAACTCAAGTGTAGTTGAGTCATATTTTTTTGCAAAGTTAAACACTCTATCAAGAACACCAAATCGAGTGTAATTTTCTGTCATGTCGTCAATCAGTTTTTGTCTAACATTCTTTAACTCTCCAAACTCTTTTTCGAGATTTTTTCTTATGCTTGGCTCAAGATACTTCTTAACTTCTTCTGAGTTCTCTGTGGAGAAATTTGTAGACTTAAAATATGCTAAATTACTTTCCACTACCTCCAATGGAAAAGTATGAGGAGGTTTTGGCTTCTCAAACTTCAGCTCATAAGCAATATTATTATCTTCTAAGAATGAAAGCTGTGCTGCAATGTTTCTCTTATAAGAAGATACAATCGAATCTAATCCGTTCATGATATCTGATTTATAGAATGATTCAGATCCTCCGTGCCACTTTCCAGTTTTCTTCTCAATTGACTTAATCTTATTATCAAACTTGTCGATAATCTTCTGATTTATCTTCCACTCTGCCCTTGGAACAGTCGGACTCCAAACATCACGATCATATATCCTTTCTTCTTCGAGCGCCTTTATAGCAACAGATGGATCTGCAATGAGTGTAATCTCACCGAACTGTTTGAATGGAATATTCGGCTTTGTTATAGCCAGCGATGGTGAAGGCATGCCTCCGATATCTTCTATGGATGGCAGTCTGCTTGCGGATATATTGTGTAATACTGCAAGAGATCCATTGTTAATCTTTTCGATAGCCTCTTGGAAGAGAATATTCGGATTACCAGCATCCCACGTTCCTTGGTTGTTGACGGATTTGATCTGGGTGGGGGAGAATGCAACAAACAAGTTTCGCTGTTCACCTTTAATGACAACCCCGTCGTTCCCGTTTTCCCTGGCCTCGGATAGGATCTCGGATGAGTGATCATCAAAATATTCAATCGAGTCCACTAACACTGGGGATTGGAGAACATACGGATCCTGGATGCTAAGATAAACAGGGACAACCCTACCATCAGTTCTTCCGTATTGAGCAGCATGGAGGCTTGCATATCGTCTGGCGGTATTCTCGTCGTCTATAAAAAAGAAACCGTCATTACTTTCGAGATAGTTTTCTCCGACCCTCTTCCTGTCGAACTCAAAAAAATTGTTCGCTGTCCCGTGATATACGACCAGGGGTTCACCGGTTTCGTCTACCACCTTGCTGTCACCAAACCACGCCTTGAACGCCTCGCTGTCGGTGGGTGGGGCTTGTTGATACAACTGTTCTTCTCCAGTGCTCTGTGTTGCTTGAGACGATGTTTCCTTAGTAGCTGTAGTATCCTTCCTCGCCGCCTGTGCAAGCGGAGTGTCCGCATCGAGCAGGGAGTCGAACACCTCTACGATCTTCTGGTTGAGCTGAACCTGCTTTCGGATCGCATCGTAGATCTTGCGCATCCATTCGGCGATCCGACGGAAGATATTCTTCAGCTTTGCCGACTGAGTCTGTCCTCCGAGCAGGTAGGCTTCCCAAAGTCGAGCGGATATCTCCTCCTGGAGTGCCGTCCATGTCTCTCCGAATCCCGATACGGCCTCTGCAATCTGCTGTGCAGATCTGCCCGCGAATACTGAACCTCGAAAGATGTCCCTGTGCGCTTGGATATATTGAGCCAGTTCTCCATTTGTAGCTGCTTCACTAAGAGCCTCCTCTAATTGTTTTGTCTGTTCCATTTCTCTACGGAACACATGGAATGCTTCATGGGTGAATGTAGAGAAGTCTGCCTTTTGTCCAGCATAGATGATGGCTTTTACTCCTTTCTCCATGCTATCGAAGACAGTAGTGCCCTTTATATTCTTAAGGCTTACATCATCCAGGAGGCCTGAGCCGAACATTCTCCCATCCTTTCCATATTGGGCAATATAATTCTCTACTGAGAGTCCTTTCGCCTCTGCTCGTAGCTGCATGATAGTAGATGCTAAAGAGATCTCTGACGCGTTCAAGCGGGGAAAGTACTCCCGTATGGTCTGCGAGATCTTCATGCGTTGGGAAACGTCGGTTATCCCATCATAGTATTGCAGCCCTGCTTCCGGTCCCCTGGGATTCTCGCTGATGATCTGCTGCTTGAGTGCCTCGAGGTTCTCTCCCTTGGCTTCCCAGACAATGTCATACCCTTCGTATTGTTTGGTAAGATCGAGGATCGCTTCCTTGCGGATATTCTCGTATCCGCTCTTAACCAGGACATCTTCAATCGTGAGGGTGTTTCCTTTGATTGAATAGTCGATACCTCCGTAGCGCACTCCGCTGAGGGGATCTCCGACCTTGAGCGTGTGATGTTCAGCACCGTCTGCGTCGGTCGTGATCTTGTCGGTCTCTTGCGTGTACAGTGAGCCGTCCTGCAATCTTCTGACCACTCCCGATGGTGTACGTCCTTTTCCCGCATCGAGCTCGTTGATGGCTGTTTCTTCGTCTGCTATGACCGAGGGTGTTCTGTCTCCGTTGTATCGGTTCCAGGTGCGTACCATCGCATCCTGCCAGTCAGCTGCCTCCATACTTTCCGGCTTCGCGTTTTCGGTTGCCTTGACGAACGCAGCCCTGGAAGGAACCTGCTTGGCAAGATCGTTGATACCCTTGGCTCTCGAGATGTCTATGGCTGTGTTTACACCTCCAACGGGAAGGCCGAGCATGAGGCCTGCCAAGAAGCCCGTCACACCCTCATTGACAGCTTTCTCTACCGGACCACGAGAGTCCTCAGGGAGCACACCGGTGAGCTCGGTAGTGATCGCTTCTCGTATGCTGGTGGTGAAGCTCTGCGTAGTCTCTTCAATGCCCTCTCCACCAGCACCGAACAGGTATTTCATGATACCGAGTCCTACTGCACCGAGGGTCCCGTTTGCAGTGACCTTTCCCATGACGTTGCTTGCAGTCTTGCTGACAAGATCATCTATGCCGACGGCATTGAGCATCGCTCCGCCGAATTGGTTGAGTAGCGCCTCTACTACACCGTATATGGTTCCCTCTGCCTCTGAAAGGTAGTACGCAGTATCCTTGTCGACACCGGCATTGATCATATCGTAATATGCGATCCCGCGCTGCAACTCCCTGGATCTGTTTACCGTTCCTACTGTCTGCCCGACAGCGTATGCTCCAGCAACCGTACCTCCCGCCACAACAGCACCTGGAACAGCCCCGATACCTGTTGATGCTAGGGACACTCCGGCCATTTTTGCTATGGCTGCAACAGACGCTGCTGTAGCGATTCCCGCTTTTCCTCCAGAGTTGAATATGTCGATAGTGTAGGGGAGCACCTGAGCTCCAAGCTTTGCCATGTTGGTGAGAAAGCTGCGGGGCAGGTTGTCCTGGTTAGCCTCGATGTCCGCATCGATATCCTGCATACGTCCGAGCAGATCGGTGACATCCTCGCCAGCATAGTGTTTGTCGCGGATCTGTGCGGCAACTTCCATGCGATCTACAGTAAGCTGTCCTACTCGAATGGAATCTCCGATAGCCTGGAACGCATTCTTGTCTGGGGTAAACTTTCTGCCGATCTGATACTCGGTAAGCGGATCAAGGTTCTGTATCGCAGCTGAGATCGGAATGCCGTACTCCCTGGAGAACCTGATTGCAGACGCATAGCGCAGCATCTCCTCTTGTGGGTTTGCACTGGTCATCGCCGCAGAACTGATCATGTTCCATTCGTACTCGGTAACCGGTACGCCGAGATCCTGCCTAGCTTGCTGCATGACAGCACGCGAATCTTCACCGGATCCTGCGATCTGCTCCTGGTTCGCCTGCATGCTGGTATCGTATAGAGATGGACGTCTAAACTTGTTATCGATGGGATTGACTGGACCTGCTGACTGTTGGATCACTGTTATTCCTCTCTGCTCAGGATTCGATACATGGCTGCGATATGTTCCTCATTGATAAAACTCATCTGGCTTGCGACATCGTCTTTCGTGGGGGCCTTTCCTGGATTCTTTTTCATCCATGCCTTCAGATAGTTGCGTAGTAAAGACTGATGCTTCTCCGATAGTGTGGAGATTGCTTCGGTATCCTTCGCCTCTGTCTGTTGCTGCTTGGCCGAGTTGGTGCGGTCCATCCTGGCTGCATCTTCGGCCGGTGTGGTATCTGGAGCTTTCTGAGCAGGTTTGACCATTGTATCGCGGTACGCACCTACTCGGTCATCCGCCCATTGTGCTGATGGCTGCGTATATGAGCTCTCTCTGGTTGTATCCTTTGGTTGATTATCTGCATCCTTTGCCGGTGGAGTGTCTGCTGCGGATGGCTGTGGCTGAGACGCCTGTTTGCTTCCTGTCACGAGTGATCTGAAGACCTGGTTGAACTCGGAAACTTCTATCTTGAGCTCGTTGGAGAGGACCTTGGTATCGTCGAACTTGGTATCGTTCACTACCCAGCGAAGCTGCCAGGTGTTCCCATTGTCCTCGCTGGAGAAGATCTCATTGCGGTCAACGGTATAGTCACGTATCACCCCGTCCGCTTCCTGTCCTCGGATCGACGGTACCGGGTATGCTTCTCCACCTATGGTGATCGGCTGCGGCGGGGTATCGATCGACACGCCGAGTTGTTCGAGCTCATTCTCGAATTGTCCTGCGGCCTTATCAAACGCCTGCTTGTATTCTGGTGTAGCCCATACAACCCTTGCTTCCCGGTTATTCTGTTTCTCAATGTATACAGACTTGGTTTTTCCCATATCGTACACGATGCCAAGCATGTCGTTTGTGGCTTTTCCGTCGCGTACCTTCGCTCCTGCAGCTACATCAAGGGATTTCGCTGTGTAAACGGTCTTTATATCTGCAAGGATCTCTGACAGCTCTCGTGTTGTTATATCTTTCTCGGCTGTGCTCAAAAACAGATCTGATATCCGCCCGTATGCCCATAGCTTAGCTTCAACGAGCTGCGCTTCTTGCTCGGGAGTAAAGATGTCGCGATCAGGACCAACATTCCAGTTGAGGTCGTCCATCTGGTCCATGAAATCATCGACAACTGTTTCGTATTTTGCGGGCACGATGTTTTCCTGGATCTTTCTGATGAACTCCCTCGCATAAATATCATCTTCCTGTCCCTCAGTATTTGCGCCGACAGCCATGAGGTAGCTGATCGCCTGGTTGCCGCTTATTGTTCCATCTACAAACTTCTTGTACTGCGCATCTGCGGATACTTTGTTGATCTTGATGATATCGTCTGATACGGATCCCTGGGCTTTTTGCACTGCAGAGATCTGTTTGTCGTACAGGCTGATGAAGTTATCCTGCACCTCGGGAATGTTGTAGAACAGCTTTTCTGAGAGATCACCATTTGCGATGCTGTCTCGATGAGCGACGATAGTTCCAGCGTCAGAGTCGACGTCAGCGACATACAGCTCCATAGCCCTGTCTGTAGCCCATGAAACTTGCACCGAGCGTGCTGCCTCCATGGCTGCATCTTTTCGTTTCTCAGGCATACCATCCACCGCAGCTTCGACCTCATCCCAAATTTCTTGCGGCATCTTTCCTGCAGCAAGTCCTTTGGACATGACGCTCGAAACGGTAGTGACTGCGGCGGTGGTAACCTGGGTATCAACATCTTTTGCGTGCTGGATAAATGGCTTCAGATCCTCTTCCAAATATCCTTTGTCGACGAGAGACCTGGCATAAGTGATTGCTTCCCCATCACCTCTGGTGGCTGCGATTGAACCAACTTGACGCATCTCTACATTTCTGTCGACTTCCTGCTTATAGACAGCACGCTCTATAGCCTTGTCCCTTGTAGAAAGGTCCCTGCGAGCATCTATTACCGAGAAACCTGTGTCATAACTTACAGAGTCTACGGTTGAAGATTGTACATCAGCCTTTAGTGCGTTGCCGATATTTAAGCTATGTTCTCTCTGTATCGTTGAATCTGCCTGTTTGAGAATTCCAGACAATACCTGGTTTGTCCCAATCTCGAATGCTTGGTTCACCTGCTGAGATCTCCAAGCTTTTACCGCTGGTGTATCGTCAGACTCATCAATAGCCTTGAGCTGCGAATCCCTCCAGTTGATTACAGCGGGGTCCAGCTGGATATCCCATTTACCGTCCTCTCCCTGGATAAGCTTCGTACCTTGATTGAGCGTGCTCTCAGCAATGAGTTCTGAGAAAGTTGTCACAGAAGATGCCAAGTCAGCCTTAGCTGTCTCAAACTGCGCCTGCTCGGTCTTCTCTTTGGCTTTGTTCCAGATGCCTATACCGATCTCAACCGAGTCGATGATAGCGCCGGTGATGAGCTCTGCCTTTTGCAGCTGAAGAGAGTCGCGTTGAATCTGCAGCATTTGATTGTTCAGTTCAAGCGATTGTCCCTGTCTTTGCAGTGTACCGGTATTGAGAGCCTGATTGCGCTGCGATACCTGGAGATTTCCTAGATATCTGTCACGTTCTATGGCGTTCGCGGTAGCATTGTAGTCTATGGTAGGTGTATAGATCGGCATATTATGTCACCACCGCCTTTCAAGCTTCTTCCGAGCGTTGCTTGTATTTTTTCCAGTCATCTCCATACATATCCAGCAAAGGATCTGTTCCAGTAAGCCCAAGCTCATTGCGTTTATCGTTTGCAATGTTCCATTGCGTGTCATACCTCAGGAAGTAATCATCGATCTGCTCTTCCGTTCCCGCGAGTGCT